AAGGATTTCTTTTTAAATCAAAATCAGTTACAAGATATACAAGGTTTCTTTTCTAACTTGCCGTCAATCCCTGATGGTAACTTGGGGGCTAGTCCAAATGCGTTTGCATTCTTTGGCTCTGGAAGTCAGACTATGAATGAAATGATAGAGCTACAATATAAGTAGGAGTTCGATATGAGCGGTGAAATAGAATACGGTGGCGTGAAGGTGTCGTCAAAAGGAATGCTTGGTAAGATGTTCTGGATCTTACCTTTGTTGGGTACACTGGGAGGAGGCTCTTGGGCAGTTTTTGAGTTTTACAAAGATTACGAAGACATGAAAGAATCCGTACAGGAATATGTCAGCCCTGATATGGGATGGATTGAAAAGCACATCAGCACCACGAATGCCGAGCTTAAAATGGTTGAGCAAGACTTTTCAATTGTAGAGAAAGAATTTAAGGTTTTGAAGGAAGTTGACGAGGCGACTTCGGCAGTTATTCGAGAACGGATCAACAGTGTAAAGGAAATATCTGCAAATCTCCAAACTGACCTCCACGACCTACGCATGGATTTGAACCAAGATGTTGCTGAATTAAACAATCATATTGAGGTGACCTCAGATAAGTTGAACGCCAATCTAAGCAAGCAAGAAGAAAGACTTGAAAAGCAAGACGCTAGAAATAGGCAGTCTGTTGAGGATGTAAATAAAATTAGTTCAGATAATGTGACAATTATTCGATCTCTAATATCAAGCTCAGAGGAACGCAGAGATCGAATTGTAGATCGCCTTGATACTAAACTGGCAGAGACACAGTCGTTAATCGATGATCTTGTTAAGGCGAACAGGAAGTTAAAGGATGAGATTACGGAGGCTCAAGAACAATTAAGGAAAGACCTTATGGCTGACATGGAAGATCAAATCAAGAAAGCCTTGGGTGGCTTTAAGTAGAAAGGAAAGTAAATGAAAAATAAATGGATATGGATAGGGTTAGCGTTGGCAATATTTGTCGTTGTTATTATTTATGGTGTGGACAAGATGGTGTGTGAGCCACCCTGCATTTAAATGAGCAAGGAACTTACAGCTCAACAAAAGTCCACCATGACTTGGCGGTTTACTGGACTAATATTTTACCTAACGGTGTGTTTTTACGACTTCATATTCTGCCCCGTGTGGTGGGGAATTTCGAGACCTGATATTTCGGAATTTATGATGATAATAAACTCAACACCAGAGCCGATGGTGCAAATGGAATTGATGAAGAAGCTGACAGGTCAACATCAACCTTTCACATTAATGGGTGGTGGATTGTTTCATTTAGCTTTTGGGGCTATCCTAACAGGATCAGCATTTGCAGAAAAAGGAAAATAGATGAGATATTTAATAGTATTATTAGCTTTAATGGTTTCACCTGCCTACGCAGATTTAACTATCTGCAAGGGAGAGTACGCACTCTGCGCGGCATCAACATGTCAGCCTACAGGTCGAAACATTAGGGCAAGCTCTGGTGAGATATACCCAGAAGTTACTTGTAAGTGTCCAGTATTATTTGGGGATGCTATTGCCGACACCACGATGGGTAACATGCAAGGTTCGTGCAAACCGACTGACAGTGAACATGTCTGGAGTTTATTTGCTCCACTAAGTATGTATCCACAGGAGGCGAGTAACTTCAGTAAACTTCCACGCAACATGAAAGTTGTTGTCCAGAAGTGTGATGCCAATTTAAACCAAGGTGCGAGGGCTAGTAATTGTTTCTCATGGAACTGCGAGAAAGGGCCTAATGGAATTGCTAATTGTAAGTGTCCTATGGGTCAGGAACCTCCAACTACTACGTTCTTAACTGAGGCAGGTCAGGGAAATCCAGAGGCATGTTTCCAACATCCTGTGAGCCTTCCCATATCTAAGTAAAACCCTACGCATCAAGCATAGGGTTTATGAAGTCTTTTCTTAGGTATCGGTAGATTGTCTTAAAGCAATCCCCGTGTGGTTTCCGATGGTTCTTAGCGAACCTTTTTATTCTAGGGCAGTGCGCTCGCTGAATGTGGTGAGCGACTTCATGGGCGACAGTCATCCAAAGAGATTCATCCATGTCATTAACCTGTCTACCGCCAATGACTTTATCCGCATCATAGGCTTTGTACTCTCTCTCGTAGTGAGGTTTATCAGAATGTTGCCAGTAGCTTAGGTTTATCTGAATTACATTTCTGCCCCCGTAAGTAGCTCCATTGCACCACTCCTTGTCAACAAGCCTAGTTACCTTCACCGCTCGATCAACGTCAGACTTTGTAAGGTCAAGCTCGTACTCTTTCTTCTTGAGTACGTTCATGCATTTTCGAACCATGCGCTCTACTTTTATTTTATCGTTTCTAGTCATTTGTTTCTCCCAGTTAGTGGGGAGCGCGATGCTCCCCATTAGATTAAAGGTTATACGCTGTCGCCTGAAGCGCATTCCAGTGAGCCAACTTCATCCGCTTTTGGATGTTTGCATTTGGCACAAAGTAGGTCGCCCACTTTCTACCTGTGATTGCGAACACGAACCTCATGCCGCACACTTGATGCCCATCATCTAGATGAACACAGTAAAGGGTAGACCCTTTAAATTTACCCTTCTTAGGGCGGTTAAGTTTGTAAGCCTTCTTGATTTGGCTTAATTTCAGTTTAATATTCATAACGTCTCTCCCTTTCTGATTCGCTATACGAATCAGTATACTACTTTTCACTAGCAATGTAAAGCAGACTATTTTTTGTACTTGCATTGCTATCAAACAAATGTCATGCTAATCCCAACATTATTGGGAGATTATGTATGAGTACGTTACTAAAGATTACGGGATCGGACGGAGAGAAGAAGCGCAACGCAAACGACTTCTACCCGACACCGAGCTACGCAACCGAGGCTTTGATGAACCGAGAGTTCTTCAGTCAAAAGATTTGGGAGCCTGCCTGTGGCGATGGTGCTATCTCTAAAGTTCTAGAGGAGAGAGGCCACATGACAATCAGCACAGATTTAATTGATTACGGATTTGGTCAGCCTAATGTAGACTTCCTAATGGAGCAGAAGCTACTCGCGCCAGACATAATCACAAACCCACCCTTCAGCTTGGCACATGAATTTGCTGAGAAGGCATTTGATTTGGGTGTAGATAAATTAGCGTTACTTGTCCGACTGCAATTCTTAGAGGGCGTGAGGCGTGGTAAGTTCTTCCAAAGACATCCACCGTCTACTGTGTGGGTATTCTCAAAGCGTCTGTCATTTAATCTGAACGGCACGTTTAAGTCTGGCGGTGTCATGGCATTCGCTTGGTTTGTCTTCAAGAAGGACAACAAGAAAACTGAAGTGAAGTGGATACTGTGAGATGAGTGATTTAAAAGTTATACCTATAAAGTCGAGTGATACTTACAATTGGCTACTTAAAAAACATTACGCAAAACGTATTCCAAATATCACTGATTCGTTTGGTCTTTTTGATAAGTCGAATTTAATAGGTATTATTACTTACGGAATACCACCATCTCGACCTTTGTGTACTGGAGTCTGTGGAGAGGAACATTCTGATAAAGTTATAGAGTTAAATAGGTTGTGCCTTCAAGATAACTTTAAAAACCAATCTTCTATATTAATTTCCAAATCTTTAAGAATGTTACCAAAGCCAAAGATTGTTGTTAGTTACGCAGATACATCACAAGGTCATGTGGGTTATGTTTATCAGGCAACTAACTTTTTATACACTGGCCTAAGTGCGAAAAGAACAGAGTGGAGGATCATAGGATCAAACTTACATTCCAAAACTATCTGTACGCAAAGCACTTTAGAAGAAAGAAAAAACAATCCAGACATATATGAGTACATAGATCGACCACGCAAGCACAGGTATATTTATTTTGCCGCCAATAAAACAGATAAAAAAATATTAAAGAAATGCCTTAAATACAAAACGCACCCATACCCAAAAGGTGACACAAGTAATTATGACTCTGGAGATAAAGTTTTAACACAAATGATTTTGGATATTTAAAATGAAATTTAAAACAAAACCATTTGCACACCAGGTGAAGGCATTTGATCTTAGCAAGAAGAGGAAAGGCTTTGCACTTCTCATGGAGCAAGGCACTGGCAAGACTAAAGTTATAATCGACACTGCCGCATATCTCTACGAGAACAAGGCAATCGACACGGTGATTGTTATTTGCCCAAATGGTGTCCACAGGAATTGGGTTAACACTGAAATTCCAATCCACATGTCCTGTGAATACAGGGCTACCTTCTACTCATCTCAAATGAAGAAGAAGCAAATCGATAAGTTCAACGAAGTTCTGGAGTATGACGGGTTGAAGATATTTGCATTTAACGTCGAGGCGTTCACATCTGTAACGGCTCAGAAGTACATGATGACAGCCCTGAAGAATAATAAAGTTCTAATGGTTATCGATGAGAGCAGTCGTATAAAGACACCGAGTTCGAAGCGCACCAAGATGATTACCAAGTTTGGCAAGCACCCGAATGTGATAGCCAAGAGAATCTTAACAGGTACGCCAGTGACCAAAGGGGCTGAGGATGTCTTCGCCCAATTTAAGTTTCTTAACCCTGACATTCTTGAGGTGACATCACTCTACAAGTT